ACCGGTGCCAATATTATCAATGGTATATGACGGGCCGCCTTGTGGTGGTACCGCCTGGCTCAAAGGGACCCCTTTTATATCTGTGTAGCCAGGATTATTAGATCCCCTTGCAGCTCTTACAGATCTGTCACCAACTACTGGCACTAATACTTTACCCAATAAATCTTCTGGTGTTTTAATTGTTCGTTCTGCCCCAGGCATTCTTTCGATGTCTCCGGCTGCACGCAAAGTTTCTCGGCGCCTGACTGCTGGCGGTCCTTCGTTTAATGTTTTTTCATATGCATTAGCACGGGTTCTAATAAGCTTTTCAGTAACCGGCTTGTTTGTGGCTGCATCCATGGAGCCGATTGGTGGATGGGTGTCAATAAAGTTGTTTTTCAGCGCGGTTATACCCTTCTTGCTGCTACTACCCACACGTTCCGCTGTCAGCGCAGTTTTTAAAATTTTTCCAGCAGCGCCAGCACTTTTAAGTACAGTACCTACCGTGGGTCCCAAAACAGCACCAAAAGCTGGTACCGCATAAAGTGAGTCTCCAGCTATCCCTAAACCTTGCATACCAGCGTCAAAGTTACCCCCAAAGCCCCCGCGATCTAGATTTTCTGACATTGATGGATATGATTCGCTGGAAAAAGCTTCTCCAAGCGGTTGATCGTAAGAAGGAAGGGTTGGGTATTCGCCAGCTGCGTCTGCATATCCAGCACCTGGAAGTAACATACCACCAAAGTTTGCTAGTTGACCGGCGGAGGGTGCATATTTATCTATGGCAGCACGTTGTGCTTCAGCCATCATCATATCGCGGTCTATTTTTTGTTGTACCTGTTTAGCAAAAAAATCTTTTACTCTTTCTAGGTAACCATCGTCTTGTATGTCGGCCATGCTTGACCCTTATTTTCTACCGTTAAGACCAGAATGACCTGGGTCTTTTTTACCTATTCTACCACCTTTGTGCATTTTCTTTGCAGTCTTAGCAGCATCTTTGAATGCGGTACTGCTAGGAGCACCTTTAGCTCCGACACTACGCATAGTTTCACCGGAACCCGCTTTTATGCGATTCCTTTTTGCAGCTATGTTTGCATATAATCCTGGTTTTGCCATTATTTACTCCCGTAAATTATATTATCAACTTGTTGAGCTATATTTGCAACGATACAGATCCCAATTGCGCTTCATAACCTCAAACCACTGGTCCAAGGAAATTACACAATTTAAATAGGGGTCTACCTCCCATTCGGGATTTATAGCATACATTGGTATACAAACTTGTATTGGCTTTCGGTTGTACCGAAAAATCAAAACTGGAATTTTTTTTCCAGCAGCTTCAATTGTCTGCTTTAACCATTCGGGTTTGTAAGCCCATCCCTCTTTGTAGTGCTTGCATTCGACTGCATGAAATGGGATATCAATGTCACTCAAGTTTGCAATCTGATATTGGTCCAGGTTGCGCTTGCAGCTATAGGCAATACCTTCAGATTCAAAGAAGTTATTGATCTCTTTTACGATGGCTCTCTCAAACGTAGCGCCTTTTGTGCGACTCAATGCTGACATTGCTATGGAGTATACCACCATACCGGCCCAAAAGTAGATACGGGAATTACCGTACAGAATTTTGGTGATTCTATGCGGTGAACCCAGTAAAACTACGCTTGCTGGTCGGGCCGTGCCATATATGGGGGTACGGGTAATAAAAACCATAAGGATCCTGACAAAAAACTGACCCCAAGGGACCCCTATGACCCAAGCCCTTGATACATAAGGCTTTGCGGCCATCAGTGTACAGTGCAGCGCAACCCCAGACTTATGCCAGTGACCTGTATGCACAGTCCAGTCACTAGGCCATGTATTATTGTACCCTGGTGTGACAGCGAAAAGTCTCGGTATATCAATGACTTACAGCATTTTCTTGATTTTTCTCGATTTTCGGGGGTCCGACTGGCTGAGCGGCCTTAGACGTGGTTAAGTTATCTAGAAATCCTTTTCAGGTTTGCCGTCGTCTTCAACACCAAGAAGCTTGGACAATCGTTCCTTGATGTCTTCCTTGGTCATAGTCTCAAGGTTGGCGTTGATGTTAATGTTCTGGGATCTATTAACCGATAGACCAGCGAGCTGATTCAACTCCTTGATAGCTGAGACAGCTGCATTGAAGTGCCCGCTCTCAAATGCTGTCTCTGTTATCTTCCACAACATAGTGCCGGTCTTTGCTGGGGTGATCGCATACTTCTCTGCCAGTTCATCCTGGCGAATGCGAACCGCTTTGGTAACACTGGGAAAGTTCTTGCCGTTCAGCATCTTACTCGCTGAGTTAGCTGGAAATTCAAAGCCAGCCTTGCGGGCTGCTTCAGTTTGACTGCAAGCACCTTCGGTGTAGTGCCAAACAAATGACGCTTGCATTGCAGTTAGCCCATGCTCCTCATCCTTCTCAAAGGTATCTGGAACCGTCACGAGTGTTGGCTTTTCTTTTTTAGGTCTTCCGGCAGTCTTAGTTGTCATTGTTGATGTACTGTTTGAACACTCGTTTTCCTTCTTCTTTGGTATACAACTTTTCGTTGTAGTCTGCCTTCTCTCGACAGTTCATATTATACCACCGCTCAAAATTAATCTCCTCGCTCTGACCTTCGTCATATTTAAATTTAAACTCTCTCATCATTTCCTCCAAAGGGGTAAGTGTACACCTACCCAAGTTAGTATAGGCATTGGTCCCCTATAACGGCCCTTTCCATGTGTTATACTCCTTATATAATCTAGTCTCATATAATATAGCTATACACTACCTATAGTAATAACCCCAGTAAACATAAGCATTCAAGCACAGGTAACAGCCTAGTGTTAGGTAACCCATCATCACCTCATCACCGTATAAAGATTGCACCTCTCCTTCTTTACTAGAGCTAACACAACCCATCATGACCTTAATGCAGTGTCTCAATTTTATCTGCCACCACTATCACATCAGTCAGCTCACCCACAATTCTGCACCCCCAGCTTTCACAAATCAGCTCGGCTTCTTCCAGCTCAGAGGCGACAATGTTCGGGCCAGAGTAGTCAAGGCCATCCCAAGTAAACTCTGTCAGGTATATTTTGCTGCTACTCATATTGTCCCCTCATCTTTGTCTTTACATTTTGTAACGTGTAATTCAAAAGACTTTAGGTGTCCGTACTCGCCATTTATTCTCTTGAAGTGTACCCGTACAAAATATTTGCGCACCAACGACACCAGGGTGAACACCAGCGTCTGAAAGACGGCCGTTGTTATCACACTGAAGTTCAGCCAGGTGGTGAAAGATAGGACCGCTAGTGCAACAGGGAATGCCATGAAGAAGCCAACGCCTACGTCAGTGAGCGCCTCTTTAGCTGCCGCCTTGTCGTACACCCCAATCACCTGTAAGTGCCGTCTAATAGATTCTTAGCCAGCACACCGCAACCTATCCACAGTGCAACCGGCAATATAGCCATGATGCCCGCGACTAAACTAACCATCAGTGCCAGGTATCCCAGTGCGTTGATGGCCATATCAATCATCCCATCCCTTGTAAGATCCAGAGCTAACTTGCGTCTCTTGCTCTGGAGTGTCGTAATCAAGGTCATATAACTTCTTACCATTGCTTCTCCTAGGCTCTATGCCATTATCGGCAAGCACTCTACTTGCATCTTTAAAGTCCGGCATACGCGGATTAAGTATCCCTAAGTCACGCAGCAGTTTAGTCATCTGCACCGGTTGTGTTGTCTTACTATCAAACCTGACGTGCTCCAATATAAGGTCCTCTACGCTAGACTGGGTACGGTAGATCTCATTCGATTCGTTTAGCATCTCACGCTCATCTGGAGTCAGGAACCAATTCTTTTGGCCAGGTACATACAGCGTTTGTTTAACCTCGGCCCAAAGCTGCTGCATATCAATACCATGGTTAAAGTTAATCCTCTTCACCGGTATCACCCAGAATCTACGATTGCCTGACGTGTCAGTTAAGAATTCCCTGGCGTTAACACTGGCATAGAATGCGGTGCGTCTTTGATAAGTAGTAGATGCTCGGTCATAAGGTAGACGCAGCTCATCACTCTTACTGGTAATGAAGGCCTTCAATTGATCTATGTCCGCCTTCTTAAAGGTAGACTCGATCTCACCCAGCTCCACAATCCAATGACTAACGGCACGCTTCACACTGTCCTTATCAGTCGGGTTAAGCATGGCGCCTTCAAGCAACCAGCCCTCATCGTAATTGGCAAGACGCTTGAACCACAGAGTCTTGCCTAATCCTTGTGCGCCCTGGAAGACTAGGATGCCTTCAAGCTCCACACCATTCTCTTCACAAGCTGCCGCACAACAGCTTATCAGCCACTTCTTCATGAGCATCTCTTTAAGCTTCTCGTTCTCTGGGCTTCCTATCGTGTCCAGGAATTCTTGCAGCCTACTCTTGCCATCCCAAGGCCTAGACTCCATCCACTGCTTCACCGGATTCCATTCAACAGCCAACACCTTCAGGTAATCTCTCACCCTAGTATGTGGTATGCCCATGTTGATAGCGCGATCCTCGATCTCAATCAACGCCGCCTCTTCCTTCATGTCAGCGATAAACTTAGTATTAGGTACGTCTATCTCCATACGCTTCTTAATCACGTTGTACACTACTTGGATGCCATTGACTGTAAGCACGCCTTGCACATTGTCTTTAGTGTTTAGGTATCTGCCGGTGCTGCCACGCACAAAATCAAAATCAACAGGCACGTCTATAATGTTTAACGATGGGCTTATGACTTCGCCCTCTAATAATTTGACCTGGTTCTTGTGGTCGTTGTAATCACCCTTAGACTCAGGCATGAATACATCGGCTTGACCGTTTAACTTACGGATTGCCTGGCAAGCTTTGACAGCTTCCTTTTCGCCCGTGTTAGAGTTTGGATCGTTGTCTGCAATGAAAATAAACTTACGGTCATTTAAAAATTCAAAGACAACCTCGGCAACCGGCGTAAGATTGTATGCATCAAAGGCCACTATCACCGGCTGGCTAAAGTCTTGGTGGTAGCTGGCAGCTGTC